TTACGAAAACGCGCTAAAATCATTTTCAGCTGCTTTTTGTTGCTTATCTATCCATGCCGCCAGAGCTGATAAATGCACATAATATGGCGCTTTTTTAGATTTATCGATTTTAAAAACTGGAAATGGTAAATCTTGTCTTGCCGCTCTGCCTTTTAATTCTCTTTCGGCAATATGCGGAAAATATTGTTGCGCTACTTCCGTTAATAATGGTGTTGGTGTTTGATATTTAATGAGTAGAGCTGTTGCAGTGTCTATTTTCATCGTCGTGCCTTTTTATAGCTATTATGTGGTTGTCTGCGCCCGAGCTGGAGTTAGGTTACTCGTCGCAGACTGCGGCGGTTGTTTCATGTGCGCATCACTCACCGCTTGACGCTTACAATTATTTCTCTCTATAAGTCTTTCAAAAATAACATCCAATGCGTTTTGCTCGCTTTACCAGATTTGTGGCCAACTATTGGTTGCTTTCCGATTGTTGATAAAATCTTACTTACGGGTATCTGTATTTCGTTCCATTTAAAACATAATGTTCCGTTCGGTTTTAGAACACGCATACATTCATCAAATCCATTTCTGATTTCAGTTTCCCAATTTTTTAAACGTCCGTATTTTTTAATCATCCAGCTTTTGTCTCCGACATGGATTAAATGTGGTGGATCAAAAACGACTAAATAAAATGTATCATCGTCGAATGGCAAGTTTGTATAATCAATAATTTTATCCGGCGTAATTTCTAAGTTTCGTCCATCGCATAAAGTATGTCGCTCGCATCTAATATCTCCAAACAATACATCATGATTAGTTTTATCAAAGTGCCACATCCTGCTACCACAACATGGGTCAAGTACTCTTTTGTTCATATAACGCTTAAAACGGTATCTCGTTCGGCTGTGGGTAACCTGCTTTTGCCGCTGCGTATGCGTTATTGTGCGGTGTTGGTTTTGGCGGTGGCGATGATGATTGTCTGTCTTGCTTACTGTCTAGCATTTGCATCTGTTCTACAACAATCTCTGTGCTGTATCGGTCTTGCCCAGTGTTGTCCTGCCATTTGCGCGTTTGTAGCTTACCTTCAATATAAAGCTTGCTGCCTTTTTTAACGTATTGCTGGATGATGCCGGCTAATGCTCGGTAAGCAACGCAGCGGTGCCATTCTGTTCGCTCTTTTTGCTCGCCTGTTTGTTTATCGTTCCAAGTTTCGCTAGTTGCAAGAGAAAAGTTTGCCACCATATCGCCATTTTGAAAGGTGCGGCACTCAGGGTCAGCACCTAAGTTACCAATAAGAATGACTTTATTTACACCTTTATTTGCCATTTTTCCTCCTATGCCATTTTGCTGATGGTATGTATCAACGCAGGACAAACTAAAATTTCTGGTCTCTTAAGAAAAGTTTTAAAATCTTTTTGTTCTTTTGTTTTAAGCGCTGTTGATTGACTACGCTTTTTGAGATAAGTCTTTAAAAAAGTATCTGCTAAACCAAAATAATCAACACAGGCTTTAATTAACATCGCGTCTGTAATAAAACGCAAAAAGAGCTTTCCGTATTTTTCAGTGTTCATTGTTCACCTCTTTTTTATAGGCTTCTAACTTCTTGCTAAAAGCACGGATATGTTTATCCATTGCTTCAATGAGTTTTTCATCACGCTTAATCGTCAAAATCATTAACGGCTGTGATGTGTATTCAGGGCAGTAGCTGATAAAATCCCATGTGTCATAACCGGTTATCCACATCGCACCTTGAACCTGTAACACATACTGCGTCGGCAGTTTTTGCTCTAAGCAGTTACGGATATGGTTTTCTAATCTCGGGCTTTTGATTTCAATTCCGCGCTGAATCTCTGGGATAATGCCGTCGGGTGAACACATCACGCTTCTTGTATCATCAAGAAAAATACCGCCGACTTCCGTTACATCGTATGCGGTTTCTAACTCATAATAAGCGCGTGCTTGTGGCTCTCTCTCAATTCCGCGCAACATATCATCTGTTTGCCGGATTTCTTTACGCTCTCCTGTTATATGTTCGGCAAGTAATTCATAAAGATAATCGTTTGATTGACTGCTAGCTTTGCCAGTGGCAGTAATAATTCGGTCAAATCTGCTTGCGGTCGGAATGGCAAGCCTTGCAGCGTACCATTCTTCAGTTCCTTGTGCGCAATCTAAGATATTCATAGATTACCTTACACTGGGATTTCGTCGTTATCAGCAACGGTTTCTGTAACAGCGGCTTGAGCTTGTTGTTTTTGTATTGCTCGATGAAGTTGCGCAATGACTTTATCAGCATCTTGTGTGCTTAATGCTTCGATGCTGTGGACAGCATAAGCACTGGCAATTTTTTCTAATGGCTTTTGAGCTTGTTTAGCGAGAGCGATGATTGCTTCGATTTGTTCGGCATTCGCTAATACGGATTGAGCTGGTTTTGGTTGTTGCACCATCACGCTGTCTGCTCTTTCGGCTTCGTCTGGATCAATGATGCCGCTAAAACCAAAAGCGTAACGTGCCGCTTGGATAGTCGCTTTATGGCGCAACATTCTATTTGGCCATCTTCCCCAAGGGGTAATGTTATTATTTCTATCATGAGTAGGACCTTGACATTCCGCCATGTATTCGGTCATCTCAGTGGGATGTTCGCGGTCTTTGCGATAGATGCGACAGGTTACGGAGATAAGTTTGCCGTTAGCATCTACTTGGTCGCGGTATTCCATGCCGTTGAATTGCGGGTGGCTGTTGATGATTTTTAGCCAACCGTCTATAGATACAATTGGCTGTATTCCACCACGGTTAGGAAACGCATAAATCTCTTTAGTAATGGGGTTAAGATTATATTGTGCAGCAATCGCTAAAAAGGCGCTGATTTCAGCGGGTTTAGCATTGTTTGGGATAAGACTATTGGCTAACACCACAGCACATTCTTCCACATTATCCATGCCGCTAATTGCGGCGACTTTGGTCATTAATTCTGGTGATACGGGTAACATGATTACTCCTCCTTTAAACAGCACCATGCTGCTTTTGGTTGGGGGCATTAAAAATGCCCCGTTTATCTACTTACTTAAGAAATTGCCCAACGTAAGAGGGAACATCGTTGATATTGCTGTTGAGTTTTTCTTTAAAAGTTTGTGCGAGAGCCTCTTTAATGACTTCATAACCAATGACTCTTAAGCGAATAACCGGTTTTTGTGCAGCAATAACGCTAAGTTTGATGACAAACTCAATGCTGCCTAACTCTGCATATGGCTCGCAGTTGAAGCGGATGATGGCAGGTTGTTTGCCTTTCATCTTCGCTTCAATTTGTTCACTGCGAGAAAGTTTTTTATGACTTTCGTTATCTTCAAACTCACTTTTGACACTAGCTGATGTTTCAATCCGTCGGATAGCAGCGGTAGCTTGTGAGAGTGTCATGCTTTCTCCGGCATCATCTTCAATGCTGATGTAGTCGCGCCAATCTTCTAACCATTCGCATAGCTTCTGCTGTTCAAATCGTTCGTCATTGGCATTTTCTATAGCTTTACCTGCTTGAGTCATTTCTAGTGCTAATAATGCTTGATGGTCGCCATGTTGTGGCTTGTTGCTATTACCCAAATCAATAATGAGTTTGGCGGTCATCCCAGACTTATCAATAAATAAAGCACTATCATCACTCTTATTGTCATTTGCATACTGTATAAAGTCCTGCAAACTATCAGTTCTTAATGTGCCACGAAATCTTGACGGAGCATCAAAATAGGCTTCTAACGAATGGATTTTAAACCCCTCTGGTAAGGCTACTGCGCGTTGAGTATCTTTCAATACTTGTGCGCCAATATTGCATCCCTGAGTATATTCGATTGCGTCTTTTTCTAAATTCATGATTAAGCTTCCTGTTTCATTTCTTTTCCAACCCAGTCAATTTGATTGTCCGGGAACACAGATAATTCACCGCCAGCGCAGACATACATAGGTGTTTCTGTCGTGTCTTCTTCGATGACTTTTCCTTTGCTGGTGGGGATATCAGATTTAAGTTTGTGCATTACAGCAACTTGACTACTTGTCCCAATCTGCTTAAAAGTCAGTTCAAGACAGACTTTGGCTTGCTTGCCGTGTTGCACAGTTTTCATGCCAGCATCTTTCAATGCAGCGATGAGCTTTTGCTCAAAGATGCCGCCGTCGAGTTCGCCGACGAAACTTTCTGTTGTCATTTTTGACATGGGTTTCTCCTAGTTGAGTAAATCTAGCCAAGAACGGCTTTGCTGGCTTCTAATACCGCCGCTTGTTCTTCGTGGCTGTAGTTTGGGTTGTAAACCGTGGCAATATTGCGCCCTCTATCATTGAAAATTTTGATAGAGCCTTTTTGCCCGAGGTCGCCCGATGCGGTGAATGCGCTAAATGACAGGCATTCTTCATTTATATGCGCGCAGACCAGCCAGCTGCCTTGCCCAGCAAGGCGCTTCTCAATGGCTTTGGCTGTTTGCTGGATGCAGTCAGCTGTTTCGGCAAATCTTTCAAAAATGTTCATTTGCAATTTTCCCCGCGTTTGTATTTTGCTAAGTAAATCATTTGTTTTCTCCGTTTAATTCTTTGATTTTGTAAAATATTTTTCTGAAAATCGTGTACTGCTCTTGATTTGGAATTGATTTGTGATAAGAACAAAGCACTTTTTGTGTTTTCTCATCCCAAATAATCCGTCCTTTCTCAACGCCCCTCACAAAAAATCGATTGGGGTATTTCCTCCATTGAATTAGTTCCCCGCTTTCTAAGAAAGGTATTAGAAAGTTTGGTATTTCTTGTTTCTCTACTTTTGCGATTTTTGCTTCTTCGCGTTCAATCGCATTTTTAGTTTTTTCTATGTCTTTTTCTAATTCAGATAGTCTTTCATTTTGTTTTTCCCAGCGTTTCATTGTTGAAGCGCCATTTCTCTTATCGTTTAAAGGCTGTCCATTTGTGCTTCTAACATCATCAAAATGATGTTGTAAGTAGCTATCAAATTTAGCTTCTTTCTTAGCGAGTGAATTTTTTAGAACTTCTAAGCGGCTCATTTGAATTGCTCCTGATTTGATAATCTGTCTGCCAGTGCTTCGCAGGCGCCCGCTTCGCCTTGCTCGCACATGCTTTCTAAGAATGTGAGCGGTGGTCGGATAGATTGTTCTGTGTCTAGGCTCTCGCTGCCGACACATCCGACAGCGAGGAATAAAATAAAAATCATTGTGTAAGCGGCTAGGTCTTTCATGCGCCTATCCAGTTCTCGATGCTTTCGAAAATGCTATCGGCGGAAACTAAGTCGCCGTAAGCGTCTAACTCAGTGGTGAAGCTTTCTTGTTTTTTCTCATCGCTATATCTGTCCCAAGCGCTGAAGTCAACGGTGATTGAGCCGTCTTTAACGCTAATCTCGGCGCTTCTTTCGCCAGTGATTTCTTCGCCCATATAAAACGAACCGCGCCAGTTGCCACATTCCCCGTATCCATATTCTGGGCGGGTATCAGTGATTTTAGAAATGGTTACGCTGTTTTTATCAGTTTTTACCTCGTAAGCCTCGCCTGTGTAGTCTTCGGCGAGTGCTTCTGAGAAGTAAGAGAGAATTTCTTGTGTCATCGTGCTGTTCCGTGTTGTGCTTCGATGACTAAAGTTTAGCTAACCAAACAAATAAAATCAAGTAAACCAAACAAAAAAGTTTGTAAAAATAAACTTAATTTTTTAAATAGTTGTTTATCAACTTATTTTTTACATAAAAAAACCGCCAAAAGGCGGTTCTAAATATAGTGCATAAACTAAGATATTTTATGATCAGACAATTTTTTGTGTTCAAGCAGTCTGAAATGATTAGAGGTAATCAAAAGCTCTGTTCCTATTCTCTTTTTAGCAGCACTATAATAAATATCAAAGGTATATTTTTTAAAGTTGTTGTATAAGTCTATAATTTCTGGAGTATTATCATAAGTAAGTATCCAAGGGATTTTGGTATTAGTTAACTTTTTGGCTATATCTACATGATTTTTATGCATATAAAAATTTGTATATAGTGTTTTTCCTTTATTATAGTAGGGTGGATCAGCCATTAAAAATGGTTTTGCTAATCCTAACTCTTCTAGCTTATTAATAAAATCTATTCCATCAAGATTATATATATGAATACGTGATTTTTTACTGGCTATTTGATGAATTTTATTTATTAGGCTATCTTTCTGGAATCTACAATCCATTTTGTATTTGCCTTCTTGGTTATATCCACCAATTACTCCAGCTTTGATAATTCCAGATCGATTTGTTCGATTTAGGTATAAAGTAGAAAATGCCAAATCTAACGGATCGGCTATATCTTTATGATTTTGAATGCTCTTTTGCTGTTCCCATTCTTCAATAGTCAGTTTGGCCAAACGGATACGATTGGATAATTCTTCTGTATGTTCCATTATGCAGAGCCACAAAGAGGCAATAGATCTGTCAATATCATTAATATAGATTTCATCTACAATATTGTTAAATAATAAGGATAAGGCTAGACCACAACCGCCTGCGTAAGGCTCAGCATATTGGCATGAAGTCATATTATGTTGAATAATATAGTGCGATCAGCTAAAAAACAAAACATCCTATAGCCCTTATCTAGCCATTCTGTCGGTAGATAACGTTATGTTTTTTAGCTGATTTGACTATATTTATTTTTATGTTACGCAGTTTTCGAAATCCTATTTCATCGAATTCGATTTGAGTTATTTTCATGCAATAAATATCTCTAAACTATGGTTATATTTTAAATTCATACCATTACCTGCCATGTAAAAATCTTACCAACTACTTCAATTTCTTCAATCGGTACACATTCATCTTTATAGTCAATATCGTTGTAGCTATTAATGCGTACATAACCATTAGGCAAGCGGTAGAGGCGTTTAATGCGTAGCAATCCCCCATGATCAATCGCATATATCTTGCCGTCCATGATGCGTTTTTCGCCCATATTAATACCAATAGTTGAGCCTGGTGGAATGACTGGCTCCATTGAATCTCCAGTCATGCTAACCATCACTGCATCTTTAGGACTGACGTTGTAGCGATGTAATGTAGATTTAGCAAATGCCAATTTATACCCATTGAAGTCTTCAGTTGGAAAGCATCCTTTCCCGCCCTGAAACTCTACGTCTTTATAAAAAGGCAAATAGGCAAATTCATCTTCTGGTAAAGGATCATTTTTGCTCCAAAGTTGCATATCAATGACTTCACCGATATCACCTTTGGGTTTACTTTCTGACTTTATTTCTGGAGTCCCAGCGCCAAACATGAGCCAATCATAATCACACTGTAAATAATCAGCTAGTTTTGATGCATATTTAACACTTGGCGCAGAAACTCCGCTTAGCCATTGACTGACTGAGCCTCGTGAAGCTTTTGTATGTCGCACGATATCTACTTGTTTGATACCAAGTTCTTCCATGCGCTGTTTTATGCGGTTCTCTATATTCATGGTTGAGTATTCTAAACTTTATTTTGTTTGGATTTATTGACCTTTTTTGTTTGGTAGACTAAACTCTCTAAACAAAAAGGAGCTTATATGTTCAAAAAAGATGTTATTACCTATTTTGGCAGTCAGATTGCTGTTGCTGATGCATTAGGCATTGGTAAATCTAGTGTTTCATTATGGGGACGGGTTATACCTCAGTTGCGAGCAATGCAGCTAGAGCAATTAACTGGTGGAAAACTTCACTATGATGAATTTGTTTACTCCTCTAAACCTGTTAAGAGGAGTTTAACGAATGTTCAATAATCAAACAATGCGCACAACTAGAGCGGACGCGCGCAAAGCAGATTTTTCCGCCATTTTTCGAGCCATCAATAATGATTTTAGACGTTATCCCGGTGGGGCAAGAGCAATAGCAGAAGTAATTGGGATTAACGATTCCACGCTTCGCAATATGTTTTCTGAGCAAACCGAGTCCATGCCGTCGCTCTGGGTATTTTTAAGCGTTTTAGAGCAGCTACATGGGCAAGGCAGTATGAATGCCTTATGCGCATTGGCAAATGGGCGATTCATGCCGTTTGAAGAGGAAAGCGAGCAAGAAGATTGCTGCTGTGTGCTTGAATCAATCAGTCATTTTTTGGCTTGGGCAAGCGATGCAACGAATGCTTTAGCAGACGGCGTGTTATCGCGCAATGAAAAAGCTCAGTTATCAGCAGAGTTAGATGATGTGCAAAACGCAATTCTGCGTTTGCGCAAGGTTTTGCAATAAAAAAAGCCGCACAGGGCGGCGAACAAAATAGCGAGGACATTATGACAGAAATCAGAAAAGAAAATCAAGCTTGGATAAGCGTTTTGGGAGGTGAGTAATGATGACTCAATCCCAACACGCACAAGTCCGCGCAGAGATAACCGCTCATATCAAGCAAAACGGCAAGCATCCGACGCAATGCCAAACGCTGTTGTTGATGCTTAAAACCGGCGCTGAGATTACGCAAAAAGATGCCGAGCAATATGGATTAGGCGCGGCTTTTCGCTCGCGGATTAGCGATTTAAAGCGTCGTGGCGTATTGATTAACAGCGATTACATCAACGTTAAATCACGCTTTGATGATAAGCAAGCGCAGGTCAAAGCGCATCGGTTAGTTGGAGTGGCGCAATGAATACTCAAGATTTTAACGAACTCTGTGATAGCGCGTTAGCGTATTTTTACGCGCAATTTGGCTCTAAGGATGAGGGAATTTTCGCGGGCTTTTTTGGCACGACGATTATTCGCTTGCGGCAGTTTAATCGCGGCGAGCATCTTGATCATCCGGATTATTTACCGCTAGTTGAGAAGATGAGAGAGAGGGTGGGCGTATGAGTAGCAGTTTACAGATGCGTCGTTTAGGGAGAGCTGTAGCTTATTACCCTCAATTGAGCCGTGTTTTTGGCAGTGTTACCGCCGCGATTTTGTTTGCCCAGTTATTTTACTGGATGCCAAAAGCAACAAGTGATTTAGGCGTTTTTAAGACGGCTGAAGATTTAACAGCAGAAACAGGTCTATCGGTGCAAGAACAACGCACAGCTCGCAAAATTTTACGCGAAAAAGGTGTGCTAATCGAAACACATAAGCGATTAGAACATAAGCTGTATTTCAAGATTGATGAAGAGAATTTTGACGGGTTAATGGATGCATTTTTCGGGGATAGCAGTAGCAACATTCCCGAAATGCAAAATCAACATTCGGGGGATATTAAATCAACATTCGCCGAGCATAAAAGCAACAATCGTCATATAGGTAATACAGGAGATTACTTACAAGAGATTACGGCACTAGATGCGCGCCCGCCCGCGCGCGAGAAAAAGGCAGCCGAAAAAAATCCGCCCCCTGTTCCGCCCAAGCGCAAAGCGCAAGCCAAATTCCAGCCCTTAGCCGCTTTGTTAGCCGCTGGCGTTGAGGAGCAAACCGCCGCTGATTATCTCGCCACCCGCAAAAAGCCGCTCACGCAAACTGCACTCAATGGCTTGGTACGAGAAGCAGAGAAAGCGGGGCTCGCGTTGGCGGAAGTTTGTCAGCTCTGCGCTGAACGTGGTTGGCAAGGATTTAACGCGAACTGGGATTGGCAGAGTCAACCGCGTAGCTCATCAGGGCAAGGAGGACAACGCCAAATCCGCACGATGGACGATGTGAAGCGCGACGCACAAGCGCAAGCAGCACGGATTAAAGCCCGCTGGGCAGCCGAAGCGGCGCGTAAAAATCAGCAAACCGATACCAACGGACAAGCGAATCCATCGCCAGACAACCCGATTTTTGGAGAGCTGCTATGACCCTTGATGATTTTGACCAATTTTCGGATTTGATGAACGCGCTGTATGAGCTTTATCCGCAACAAAAACCGCTTTCAGATGCCGCACTTGAGCTATTTTTCAACGGCTTATCTTGTTTGACCATTGACGAGCTACAAGCCGCGCTCAACCGCCATTTACGCAATCCCGATAGCGGCAAGTGGTTTCCCAAAATTGCCGATATTCTCGAAGCAGCAGGGGTTACGCAAAACAGCCAATCAGCAAGAGCGCAGGCGGAAAATGCGGCGATGCTGGCTTGGGCGAAAGTTCGGCGCGCTTTGGGCAGCATTGGCGCTTATCAGTCAGTGGTTTTTGATGATGCCAAGATTCACGCGGTGATTAGCCTGATGGGCGGCTGGGTAAAGCTGTGTCAAGAGCAAACAGAATCGCTGATTTGGCGGGAAAAGGAATTTATCAAACTCTATGCGAATAATGCGGAGTTGCCACATCCCTCGCATCTCATCGGGCTGACGGAAGCAGAGAATATCAGTAAAGGCTATCCCGCGCCGAAGCCGCGCGTGATTGGTAATCGAGAAGCCTGTCGCTTGGTCTATCAAACGGGACAAAAGCACGCATTGCCAAATGCGCAAGCGATGAAAACGATTGGGGAAATTGTCTTAGGCGGTGCAGCATGACGAAAGCGGATAAATTAGAAATTTCTACAGTGCTGCAAGAACGCAGCTCACGTTACGGCAAATTTTCCACTCACGCCCGTCTTGCGCAGAGATTAAAGATTGTCATGAGAGGCGGCAATAGTTGGTCAAGAATGAGTGATGTGCAGCAAGAAGCGCTAGAAATGATTGCACATAAAATCGCCCGTATTCTTAATGGCGACCCTAACTATGACGACTCGTGGATAGATATTGCGGGATATGCGCAGCTAGTCGCTGATGAACTATCGAGAAAAGCTCGGAAGTTGCAAACCACTAGCGATGAATTATCCGGTGCCGGAGAGTTGGAATGATGTTTGAAAATTTTTTAGGCGGCTTTGCAATGTTGAACGGTTTGCGCTATGCTTTTTCTGCACCTGCGAAAAAGGCAGGTGTTCGGATTGGCGTCCGATTGAACACGAGCGCAGCCGCGCTATCTAACAGCGCTTTTTTTGTGCGTAGTATCTTTGCACGTACGATTTCTGTTATGGCAGGCTGCAAGGGAGCATCGAAAGATGCGCCGTTTCACTTGTGTTCACGGTACGCCAATCCTTTGCAGACTGTCGCCCATAATTGGCGTTATGCCGACAGTCTCTTTGTTAATGAACACAAGGAGACAAATCATGTCTAAACATACTCAAGTTGCATCCGCAAATCTTTCTATTCTTGATACTGATATTCGTTGTATTGATGGTCTTTACTCTCTCAATGACTTGCATAAAGCAGCGGGTGGTGAGGAAAAACACAAGCCAAATCGTTTTCTACGCAACGAGCAAACCCAAGCACTCATCGCTGAAATTGATAATGAAATCAATAAAAGCCCAAATCTGGGCTTTTCAATCAAAACGGTACGCGGCGTAAATGGTGGCACATATGCTTGTAAAGAAATTGTTGTTGCCTATGGCGCATGGATAAGCGCATTTGTTCATCTAGCGGTTATCCGCACTTTTCTCGCTACTGTTGAACAATCCCCTTATATCACCGATGAGCAGCTTGTTCACATCAAGCAAGGTGTGCGAGAGATGGTTTATCGCACAGGTAAGTATTGGCAAGCGGTGTATAACGAACTTTTCAATTATGTCCAAGCGCCATCAGTGCGTGAGATTAGACGCGAACGTTATCCAGATGCCTGTCGATTTTTAAACATTAGTGAACAGACACGCGGTTTAAAAGAACGAGATTTAGAACCTGTTGACGCATTACCACCACCGCACATTGTGATGGTGCCGATTGATACAAGATTCAATGGAAGTATTGAAGTTGTTATAAAAGATGGTTTAGTAGGCTGTTATCATCGTGAGTTAATCCCAGTAAACGGTATCAGAGATAAGCCTTACGGAACACTGCTTAAAGCACGATTTGAGGCAGGAAAATGAAACCGCAACAATACAGACTAATCAGCGAACAAGTGAGAGCAAATGCTCTCGCCGCTGTGCAAGCGTTGCCGATAAGTGATGCGGGATTTTCCCGTATCACTCACGAAAATAAAAAAGCAAAAATTTGGGTAGTGCGCATCGAGGAAGAAAAGCAAACCCGCACTCATCGGCAAAACCGTTATTTATGGGGCGTGGTCTATAAGACGATTATAGATAACGACCCGGGTATTTTTGCAAGCGAGCAGACCGACGCTGTTTTAAAGCAGGCGGGGTTAACCGTTAAAGATGTTGTCCATGAGTTTTGTAAACGTCGGTTTTTAATGCCTGTGTTTGTAGCGGGGATAGAAGTTATGCCGTCCACAAAGACGCTAGAGAAAGCGGCGTTTAATGATTATGTGGAGGATATTCGACGTTGGGCAGCGCATGAGTTGCAGATTTTTATTCCTGACCCTGTGGTAGCAGGTTATGCGGATATCGGGAGGTAGTGATGTTAAAGGTAACATTTGTTTTTGTGCATCTTGTTCTATTTTTTTACGGTATCTATTGCTTAACGCTCTGTGTGTTTAAGAGTGGCTTTTCGGAGTGGATTTATTTTTTAGCAGGAGTAACGATGTTTGTGTGCAGCTTGGCAATTATGTTGTGGTGTATATGAGCAATAAGAAAAACCGCCAGCAATGGTTACTCAATAAAGCACGCGGACAACAATGCACAGCAATGATTGACGGCGTGTGTAATCACGATACCAGTACAACCGTTGCGGCGCATATTCAACTACCCGCGCAAGGCATTATGGGCGCAAAAACGCATGATTTACACGTCGCTTGGGTATGCAGTGCGTGTCATGACGCTATCGATAGACGGACGAATACGGACTTAGAACGTGATTTTGTGAGATACAAAGCTTATGAGGCGGTATTACGGACGCAATTAAGGTTATTTGCGCTATTGACGCCACAAGAAAAACAAAAACTAGGAGAGGGATTATGAATTATCGGGTTACTTTACCTTTCCCTCCATCGGAATTGATGCCTAACAATAAAAATGGTAGACACTGGGCTGTTACACATAAAGCTAAATTAAAGGCACGGGAAGACGCTTATTTTCTGACTTTACAGGCGGGGTGGCGAGGCGCAGATGTATCAAACGGCATTAAAGTTACTTTTTATCTTCCGGATAAGCGCCGACGTGATAACGATAATCTTTTAGCGGCGAGTAAACCCGCATTAGATGGATTTGCTAAGGCTATTGGGGTAGATGACAGTAATTTTAATCCATTGCTGATAGTCCGAGTGGATAAAGTTGATAAGAAAAATGAAAAAAATAATGGAGATGAAGAGCCAGCAAGAATGGAGATTGAGCGCTTATGAATGATTATCGTCCGTTATTGTTAATGTTCGCCGTCTTGATAGTGATGTCTATTTACTGTTGTTTACAAACTATCGCACCGACACCGAAAAAAATCATACCGTTAGATGGTGGGCGAGAAAGAGCAGAAAGAATAAGAGAGGCGCGATGACAAATAGCGAAGTAGAAGCCTTACTTTGGGGCTATGCGCGTTGGGCGCGGACAGGTGAAGAATGGCGCAAACTCGGCTATCCGCCTTGTGCTGAGTTTGCCAAACAAATCCCTCGCACGATTGATATCGATGGCATACCGCAGTTGACAGATGATGAGGGTGAGAAAATCGGACGGATTTTACAGAGTTTAAAGCAGTGGTTTCCGAATAGCTTTAACGCTATTGAAGCAAGGTTTTTTTATGGCATTTTTAGTGATAAAGATGTAGTGAGAAATAGACGGTGGAAATTTACTAATGCAGAGAATGTACGACAAAAAAGACAGCACGCCTACACATTTATAATTGCAAAAATTGTTCCATAATTAAAAAATTGACAATCCAAGGATGAAACTATATACTTTCAGGTAGAGTGGCGAAAGTTATGTATATAACGTTTACCTCTCTAATTTCACTAAAATGGCAAGCCCTGTACTTTCGTACGGGGCTTTTTTGTATCTGCGATTTGACAATCCTGGGGTCATAATGACCCCAACTTATTTATTGCCCGCTTTTTAATATCGGACAAAAAAAGCGAACATTAGTTAGGACATTTTTAACTATGGTGATTATCGCCATAGTTCAATTCAGAGATTTCAATAAGTTACAGCCTCACTTCGGTGGGGCTTTTTTTATGCGGATTTATGTGAAAGTTTCTCCGCGCCTGCCTGTCTTCGGACGGGCTTTTTTTATTTTTAGCGGGTGGTTTATGAAAGAAAACTATCAAAAGGCACTTGGATGGGTTTTGCAAGCAGAGGGCGGGTATTCAAATCATCCTAAAGACCCCGGTGGCGCAACAAATTTCGGGATTACGCAACGCACTTATGATGCTTGGCAACAGCATCATGGATTACCGACACGCTCGGTAAAGCTAATCGAAAAGCACGATGTTGACCAAATTTATAGAGAGCAGTACGCAAACCCAATTCGTTTCGACGAGCTGCCAAGCGGCTTAGATTATGCGATGTTTGATTTTGCGGTTAACAGTGGCGTATCGCGTGCTGTTAAGACATTACAAGCATTTCTCGGTGTTGAAGCGGATGGCATTATTGGCGTTAAAACATTAGAAGCTCTCAAAAAGCAAAATAGCTGTTTACTCGCCACTCAGCTATGCGACGAGCGATTGGCGTTCATGAAGCGACTAAAAACATGGGATACGTTTGGCAAGGGCTGGACGAGCAGAGTAACAAACGTGCAAATTATCGCTCTATCTATGTGCAAAGGCGTAACGCCAAAAGCAGAGCAAAAACCGGCAGATGGCGGCGCTTATGGCGAAGAAAAGTGGTCAGCAGCTATCAATGACGCAATAAGAAACCCAACCGCAGCAGGTGCGATTGCTGCTCAAGCGGGCGGAATTTTATCGGTGTTTAGCGGTAATAGCCCTATCCACTGGGCGATTGCAGCGTTATTACTGATTGGCGGTCTAACGCTGATTGTGAAGCTGGTGCGGCAATGATTGCACGATTAAAGACTATGCTTGCTTGGCTGAGTGCGTTTGTGCTGACAGTAGTTACTCTTGGCGGGTATACGGTCAGACAAAGACAACGTGCGGAGCAGGCAGAGCGAGAAGCCGAGCAGCTAATGATTAACAATCAAGCACACGTTGCGCATAGTCAACGCATTAATGCAGCAATCAGGGCAAACAATCAAGCGCAAGCAGAAGTAGATAGAGAATTAGAAAGTGGCAAAAGAGATTATTTTGAACGTGATTAAAGCAAGCATCTTAGCGTGTCTGCTATCTGCGTGTGTCAAGCCGTATCCCGTTATAGTCAATCATCCATGCCCACCGAAACCAGTGCTTGCAAAAATTGCAACAACTGAACTTGAGCCGCTAAGTGATGAAACGTACGCAAAGCTCGTGCGGAGAGAAGAAGCATTAAAAGCATACATTAGATTATTAGAGGTGAATTGTGCCGAAAATTGAATATAAATGGGAAATTAACATTACGACTGCAATCGCTGTATTTGCATTTGTCGCAGCAGGCTTTGGCAGCTATTACGCCGGTTTACAAGACAGGGCGTTAATTAGACAGCAAATGGACACGATGCAAGCAGAGTATCGCTCAATGCTAGCGCGAGAAGAAAATGAGCGTAAAGCTGCAGACACAAGGATTGAGATGCAAGCTAATAATGCTGCTGCTCAGTTAAAAGCAGATATGCGCGATATGGGCGCTAAGATTGACCGCATTTACGAAACGGTGGTTAAGGGTCGATAAGATGAGCTGGCGCAATGGTAAGACAACAAAACAACGTGGCTATGATGGTAGATGGCGCAAAGCACGCGAACATTATTTATCTCATCATCCGCTTTGCGTTTATTGTCAGCGTGAAGGGAGAATAACGCCTGCTACCGTTGTAGACCATATTATCCCGCACAAAGGCGACGCTAGGTTATTTTGGGATAAGACTAATTGGCAATCACTGTGTAAGCATTGTCACGACAGCATCAAACAGCGCGAAGAAAATTCAAAAATTGGATGTAACGAAAAAGGATTTCCGCTTGACCCAAACCACCACTGGTACGGGGGCGGGTAAAAAGTTCAAAATTGCCCTCTTAGCGACCGCCGCCCCTAACTCTTTTTTAATGCTAACCGAAAAAAATCCAGACTATGACGAGAAGAAAAAGAAGCGACAGCACCGCTGCTACCGTCGCAGCTTTTGCTGGTGCGAGTATGGCGATAGAACCGCCAAAACCTCTTACTAACCAAGAGTTATTTTACTGGCATGACATTACACGCGCGCGTGCGCGCGAGGACTGGACAGCAATCGATTTAGCGCACGCTTGGAATTTGTCTAAATTGCTTGCTTATATTGAGCAGAGCCATACAGATATAGCCGCGCAAGGATTGACGCTAATTAACGAACGTGGAACGCCTGTCGATAACCCTGCAATATCGCGGCTAGAAAAATTAAGCCGTCTTGCGCTGTCATACTCGACGAAATTGCACATACACGCAGAGGCGACTGTTGGGAAAAGTGAAGACAGTGCAAAAAGAGCGACTAAGCAGCGAAAAGCGGGGCAGACATTGGATGATATGGGCAGTTTAATAGCGAGACCGCAATGACCCGCGCAGAAAAAGTAATTGCTTTTATTGAGGCTTTTTGCCGTATTCCAGAGGGCGTCCACGTTGGTAAAGCCTTGAAGCTAGAACCTTTTCAAAAGCAATTTATCATTGACGTTTATGACAATCCGGTAGGCACTGAAAAAGCAATTTTATCTATTGGGCGCAAAAATGGTAAGACCGGTCTAATTGCGTGTTTGCTGTTGACCCATTTGGTCGGACCAGAAGCAAAGCTTAACAGCCAGATTGTTAGTGGTGCGATGAGTCGAGAGCAAGCGGCGCTGGTGTTTAATCTTGCAGTAAAAATGATTAACCTCAATCCTGACTTGCAAGACATCATACACATTATCCCGTCGGGTAAACGTTTGCACGGACTGCCGATGAACACAGAGTATAAAGCGCTTGCGGCAGAAGGAAAAACCGCGCAAGGGTTATCACCTGTTTTAGCAATCTTAGATGAGGTCGGGCAAGTCCAAGGTGCGCAGAATGATTTCGTTGATGCGATTGTTACTGCGCAAGGTGCGCATGAGCATCCATTGTTGATTGCAATTAGCACACAAGCGGCGAATGATGCTGATTTGTTAAGCGTCTGGATTGATGATGCTGAGCGTAGTCAAGACCCTCACATCGTGAGCCACGTTTACGCTGCTCCTCAAGATGCCGATGTACTCGACCGCGACGGTTGGAAAGCCGCCAACCCAGCACTCGGTAAATTCCGCTCATTGCGCGACCTCGAAAAACTAGCAGAAAACGCGGCACGAATGCCATCCGCTGAAAACACTTTCAGGAACCTCAATCTCAATCAACGGGTATCAACTAACAACCCATTTATCAGCGCGGCTGTTTGGGCGGATAACAGCGCGATGCCGTCCTCACTACAAGATATGGAAGTTTACGCAGGGCTAGATTTATCTGCGCGTACAGACCTAACCGCACTGGTATTGATTGGGCGAGATTTAGCGGGTATTTGGCACGTTGAACCGCATTTTTGGACACCAAAAGAGGGGATAACTGACCGCTCTAAACGCGACCGAGCGGCTTATGACGTTTGGGCGCGTGAGGGTTACATACACACCACGCCATCGGCTACCGTGGATTATGCTCATGTGGTAGCGGATATGGCGGACATTTTGGCGGATTTAAACGTGTGCGGCATTGCTTATGACCGCTGGCGCATGGATATTTTTAAAGGTGAGCTTGACCGCGCAGGGCTTTCCTTGCCGATGATTGAGTATGGGCAAGGATTTAAAGATATGTCGCCCGCGATTGATGCGCTGGAGGCAGCATTACTTAACAAACAAATTAGACACGGCAATCATCCTGTCTTAACCATGTGTGCGGCTAATGCGGTATTACAACGCGACCCAGCGGGCAATCGCAAGCTTGATAAATTTAAAGCAAGCGGTCGGATTGACGGGATTGTAGCGTTAGCGATGGCGTTTGGCGCAAGCCAAAAATTGTCAGAACCTGTAATTACGAGCGAGCAAATGGATGATTTTTTTAACAATATGGTGATTGTATGAACATAACCCTTAACACCGCTGCTGTTAGAGAGTGGCTAGGAGGATTGTTTGGACGACAACGCCTTGATAAAAATGCAACTGTCTACCCGTACGATAGCACGCCAACGCCAATGGGGAGTAGTGTTAGCGTTGATAACAGCCTAAAACTCTCCGCCGTTTGGGCGTGTGTGCGTTTGCGTAGTCAAACCATTAGCACGCTACCCATTCATTTACGGGATACTGAAAAAAATATCAGCGACAATCACCCGCTTTATAAGCTCTTACATGACGCACCAAATGCGGATATGTGCGCATCAGAGTTTTGGGAAGTGATGATTGCGAGTCTAGACCTATGGGGCAACGCTTACGCGTTAATTACACGCGGTGGCAATCGTATTATTAGCTTAGAGCCACTAGACCCGCAAGCAATGCGGGTAAAACGCGATAAAACAGGCGCGATAATCTATCAATATAGTAAGACAGGCTATGCCGATGAGTATAGCGAGGCGGATATTTTTCATGTTCGTGGCTTTACGCTCGATGGTTTGACTGGGTTGTCGCCCATACAATATGCGGCAGAAGCGATTGGCGCGCAAATGGATTTAAACCGATTTACTGCCAACGACTGGAAAAAAGGCTTAAAAATTGGCGGATTTTTCAAATTCCCGACCTTATTATCTCCAGAACAACGCCAAGTCTTTAGAGAAAATCTAGTGCGTTATCAACAGCCAGAGAATGCCGATAGCTATATGCTACTAGAAAATGGCATTGAGCCTGTAACCGCAAACGGTATTAAGATTAACCCAAAAGACGCGCAAGTCATTGAAAGTAAATACTTTGGCATTGAAGAAATCTGTCGTGCTTTTGGTGTGCCACCACAGCTAATCGGGCATTATGACAAAGCGAGCAGTTGGGCGTCCTCACTAGAGGGTATGAACCAAGGGTTTTTAACCTACTCGTTACGCCCCACACTGGTGCGCATTGAGCAAACGATTAGCCGAAAACTCCTTACTCCCATCGAAAGACAGCAATATAGACCCAAGTTCGCGGTTGAAGGGTTGTTGCGCGCTAACAGCGGGGAACGTGCAAACTTTTATAACTTGATGGTACAAAACGGCATTATGACTCGTAACGATGTGCGAGCGCTTGAAGATTTACCGCGTATAGAGGGAGCGGACGTGCTGACAGTGCAGCTAAACATGACGACGATTGACAACGTAGGGAAAGAACCAGTCAAAGACTCAACCGATAGGACTACAGAATGAAGACCAAGAGCATAAATTTCAAAGCAGAAGCCGTCAAAGATGACGGCTTTTTTAGTGGTTATTGCAGCGTATTTGATGTTGTTGATAGTTACGGTGACGCGGTGCGCAAAGGCGCATACGAAGAAACAATAAAGAAATGGCGCGAAAAGGGAAAGATGCCGCCTATTTTGTGGCAGCACGACCGGGCAAAAGTTATTGGTAAGTGGATAAACCTTAAAGAGGATGAGCATGGGCTTTATGGTGAAGGTCAGCTATTCATCAATGATATTGCGCTTGCAAAAGAGGCTCACGCGTTACTTAAACATGGTGCAATTGACGGTCTGTCTATTGGATATAGCATCAATAAGTGGTCGTACGATGAGGATAATGAAATCCTAGAGTTATTGGCTCTCGACTTGAAAGAGGTGTCAGTTGTCACATTCCCTGCTAATGAAGAATCAACTATCACGACTGTTAAAAGCACGCTCGAAAAAGGCGAATTACCCTCACTAAAAGAATTTGAAAAATTCCTGCGCGAAGCAGGATTTTCTAAATCGCAAGCTACAGCAATAGCCTCGCATGGTTTGCGAAAACTGCTGGGCGAGCCAGTAGATAACGCGGTAGTAGCCGCACTTAACATTTTAAAATCTGAAAGGACATAAATATGGCTAAAGAAATGGAAGAACTCGCCCAAGAGTTAAAAAACACAGTTGAAACCGTTAAAGGATACGCGGAAGAAGTCAAAGGGCGCATGGAAAAAGGCGAAAAGCTAACAGACGGGCTGAAAGAGCAAACAGATGAAGTGTTGCTAAAAATGAATGATATGACCGCCCGTTTGGAAGATTTAGAGCAAAAAGCCGCAAGACGAGGTGTTGAGCCTGAAGCCCCTGTCAGCATTGGCGAGCAGCTCACAAAATCTGATAGTTTTGAGCGGTATAAATCAGACCCGCGCACAGGCACTGCCGCGCGTGTGAGTATTAAGGCGGATATCACTAGCGCAACAACTGATGCTGCTGGCTCAGTCGGCAATCTCGTCCAGCCTCAACGCCTAGACGGCATCCTTGAGCTGCCAAGACAGCGCTTAACGGTTCGGGATTTGATTAGCGCAGGGCGAACCAACAGCAATGCGATTACTTACATCAAGCAAAAAGGCTTTACCAATAATGCCGCCACCGTGGCGGAGGGCGCGAAAAAACCGCAATCTGACTTGCAATACGAAGAAGTAACCACCGGCGTGAAGGTTATCGCGCACTTTATGAAAGCCTCACGGCAAATCTTAGATGATGCGCCAATGTTGCAAAGCCAAATCAATAACTTGTTGGCGTATGGCTTAAAACTTGTCGAAGAAAAGCAATTGCTTAACGGCGACGGCTCAGGAAGTAACCTTAAAGGCATTATTCCACAAGCGACTGCTTTTTCAGACCCGGCAACAATGGCAAATTACACCATTATTGATCAGTTAAGACTGGCGATGTTGCAAGCTACCATCGCGGAATATCCGTCAACAGGGCATGTATTGCACCCAATTGACTGGACAAAAATTGAACTGCTCAAGGATAACGACGGGCGCCACATCATTGGCAACCCACAAGGCAGCGCAACACCAACAATGTGGGGGTTACCAGTAGTCGTAACGTCGGCTATTCAATCGGGTAAATTCCTAACAGGCGCATTCAAAATGGCAGCGCAACTATTTGACCGCTGGGATTTAAGCGTTGCGGTCGCCACACAGAATGAAGATGACTTTGTTAAAAACATGGTTACGATTCTCTGTGAGGAACGTCTAGCGTTAGCGGTTTATCGCCCAGAAGCCTTTATCTATGGTGATTTAGCAGCGAAATAACATAGGGGCTTTATGCCCCTTTAGGAGCAAGAAATGAAAGAATATCTCGTTACACGCCAACACTATGGCGATAAACAATACTATGCCGGCGATACCCGAACAGTTGATGATGATACCGCGCGATACTTAATTGATTTAGGCGTTATCAAAGCAATAACAGAAGAAAAAGCAGAACCTGAGCATAAGAACAAATCAGAGCCTGAGCATAAAAACAAAGCTGAAAGTGTCCCTAAAAACAAATCACAAAAATGATTAAGTTAGAACGTGTAAAACAGCATTTGCGCATCGATCACGACGATGAAGACGAGTACTTAGCTGGGCGCATAGACGCCGCTAAAATCTTTGTTGAGCGTGATATTAACCGCAATTTGTATGCTGATGCACATAGTATCCCGCAAGATGACACGTATGGCATCGTGATAACTGCTGACCTTGAACAAGCTATGTTGCTGTTAATTGGCAACTGGTATGAACATAGAGAGGCAGCGGCAGATGCGACAAAATCAGAAGTGCCATTGGCATATTGGCGGTTAGTACAACATTATCGATTGTACGGAGTATGACATGGAAACCGGCAAACTTCGCCATCGCGTTAGCATTGAGCGCCCAATAAAGCGTCAAGATCCACTAACAGGCGTAATGACCGATGATTGGGCAGAAATAACGACTGTTTGGGCGCAAATTGCCCCATTATCTGTGCGTGAGTTTATCAGCGCCGCAGCAGGGCAAAGTGAAATAACCGCGCGGATACTGATGCGCTACCGTGATGATATTGATGCTACTTGTCGGATTGTTTACCGCGGTAAACATTACAACATACATGGCGTCTTAGCGGACAATAAAAGCGGCGTTGAATACCTCAATCTATCAGTCTCAGAGGGGGTAAACAATGGCTGATGGCGTAGAAATGCGGTTGCACGGCTTGGAGGCTTTGCGTGAGAAGCTCGAAGCGTTTACAGACGAAAAAAGAGCAAGACGGATTTATACCGCCGCTAGCCGAAACGCGATGAAAGAAACGCGGAAGAAAGTCAAACAAAACGCTGCAAGAATTGACGACCCTCGAACACCTGAAAACATTTCGGCTAACATCGCGACCAAAGTAAACAGCAAACACTTTACTCGTAACGGAAACATTTACGCACGCGTGGGCGTTACAGGCGGCGCACAAAAAGGCAAAGGTGGCGGGGGGAAAGGCGGGGATACTTATTACTGGCGTTTTTTAGAGTTTGGTACATCCAAAATGCCAGCTCGTCCTTTTATTCGACCTGCAATGGACGCTGACCAAATAACGGGAGCCTATGCCAGCGAATTGTCAAAAGCCATTGAGCGTGAAATTAAAAAATACGGAGCGCCGACATGATATCGATTTTCCCAATTATTACCGCAAGTAGCGAATGCAAACGACTACTTGGCGAGAACCCAACAAGATTTTATCCCTTTCACAGCGCCCCGCAAAATGGGGCGTTACCGTATGTGGTTTGGCAGATTGTCAGCGGACAACCGCTGAATGAATTAAAAGATGGTCCAGCTGGCGACCACTATACCGTGCAGATAGATGTTTATGACACTAAGTCAATACCCGCACGAATTGTGGCGATGGCAGTCCGCGATGCGCTGCAAAAAGATAACCGCGTAACGATTACTAACTGGGCTTTGGAAGCCCACGAACCCGACACCAAAATTCATCGCGTGTCGTTTGACTGTGATTTTATCCAATCAGGAGCTTAAAAATGGCGACAAAGAAAAAAGTACTATTAAGTAATGGAACGGAAGTGTTTATCGTTGACCCAACAAATGACACTAAAGTTTATAAGCTGTGTGTTACACAATTAGATGTTAATGAAGGTGACCCGACAAAAATCGACGTAACAACCCTTTGTGAACGTGAAAAAATACAAGAGGTGGATGGATTATTGGGTTCTAGTGAGAGCACCTTTACCATCAATATGGATTTTAGCGATGAAACGCACAAGATGCTGTTAGCAGCACGCAAAGATAAGCGCGAGTTAAAATTCCGCATTGGACAATCTGACGGTGATGCGCAGGCAACGCATTCAAGCAGTGGCTGGGGAGAAGAAACTAGCCGCACCTGGGTAGATTTTACAGGCTACATCTCTAAAGTGCCGTTATCTTACAGTGTTAATGCAGTAGTGCAGCCACAGGTAAGCGTAACAATGACAAGCGGTTACTCAGTAACGCATAAAGCCTAATCACTTAATCGAAATATGCAAAACCCCCGAATGTTTGGAGCATTCGGGGGTTTTTTATTCCAAACCTTAGAGCAGATAAGGAATGAAACTAGATGAATTATAAACCAAAAACGCAATTAAAAGTAGGTGGAAAAATGGCAGAGTTAATGAAAACACCAAGTGTAACAGAATGGGTATTTAGTCAAGGAGACGATTTAAAAACAGACAGTAGGATTGTGGCTAAGGTATTCAAGAAAGAACATAAAAATGTATTAAGAGATATTAGAGAACTAATTGGTAGAGATAGTGAATTTGCACGGCTCAATTTTGAGCTTTTAAATAAAACAATAACTTATGTTGATAAAGATGGAGAGGAAAAAGAAACTGAAACCGCACAAACATCGCATTATATTATGACATTTGATGGATTTATTATGTTAGTAATGGGATATAGTGGCGAAGAAGCATTTAAGATTAAATTGCAATATATAAAAGTTTTCAATGCGATGCGTAAACTGCTTACTGATAATCAATATAGCTTGATTGAACAATTACACAAAGCTGTGTTAGCTGAAAAAGTATCTTCAGTTATGGGAACTCTTGCAGGAAAAGCATTGAATCGTCGCAAAACAGAAAAAAGACTTTACCAACCTGAAATTGAGCGATTAAAACGAGAGCTACAACCAGACTTATTTTCATCTATCTATCTTAATTAAAAAGGACGAAACAATGGCATTACTTAAATTATCAGACGCATTACTAACTGGCGCACCAGTAAAAAAAGAAATTAGATTTATTGACGGGGTATCAGGTGAAGAAGTAACCGCAGATATCTATGTTAAACAACTAGGGATTGCGCAAGCCCGCTCTTTAATGGCGATTTACTCAACACAAGCGAAAGGTGAAGAAGCGGAATTACAAGCAGATAAACAACTCGCGCGCACCATAGCGCAAGCCGTAACAGACGAAAAAGGCGAGCCGTTATTTAGCGCTGACGACGTTTTAAAATTCAAACAAGACTTAATCCTAGCATTACTCGCTGCTATCGCAGAGATTAACGACCCAAAGAACTTACCGAAGAAGAAGAAATCTACTGCGAACTAGCGCTCAACGGCATCGGTGGCAATACCATCGCGGAAGTTTGTCAAAATCTAAGCGCCAATGAATACATGATTTGGCGCAGATATCGCGCAAAATACGGCAGCTTAAACGCTGCGAACAGGCAGGAATGGATGCTTGCACAGCTTACTGCTGTTGTTGCAGCGACAAACGGCGCTGACGTTGATATATACGACTTTTCTCCAAGCTTCGAGCGCCCGCGAGTGGAATTTTTGGATGTGATAGGGCTAAACAAATAAATAATAAATAAGAAAAACCGCCATTACAGACGGTTTGAAAAAAGTCCGTTGCGGTGGTGACACACCCAGCGGAATGGTAATTACTGATAAAGGAGTAATCACTTGGATAATTTTATCATAAAATTCTTGGAGTTTATTATGAAAAACGAGCAAATAGACAATAAAAGATTTACATTAGTGATAGGAGCAATTTATTTAGCAATAATGTTGTTTGGCGGTGCTGCTTTTATTACTGCTCTTGCTAAATTTTTATGATATAAATTTAGGTAACCCCTTATGAATAATCAGTTGCTATTTTGGTTGTCGCTCATAACGATAGTTTTTTTATGGCGATTACCGAATATTATTAACGCAATAAATGACTTTAGAAAAACGAAAAGATGAAAAGAACTCTTTTGCTATTGCTTCTATTATCAAACTTGGCTTCTGCTTATCAAATTACAGGCAAAGTCATTAGAATTATCGATGGCGATACGGTTACGCTATTGTCTAATAATGAGCAGTATAAAATACGCTTAAACGGTATAGATGCCCCTGAAAGAAAGCAACCTTTCGGGGGTAAATCTACTCAAATGCTCGCGAAACTAATCAAAAGTAAGCAAATAAAAGCAGTTTGCGAGAAGAAAGACCGCTACAAACGTCATCTTTGCACACTTTACCTTGGAAAGTTAGATATTAACGCAGAAATGGTGCGTTTAGGTGGCGCTTGGGTTTACCGTAAATATTACAAAGGTAGCGCATATTACGCACTTGAAAAAGAAGCGAAAGAAGCAAAGCGTGGACTGTGGCATACTAGCGAATATCAAGCCATCCCGCCGTGGGAGTGGCGGAAATTGAAAGGGAAGTCTAGGGAAAATGTTCATCAATTATAGAAGATGCCCAAACTGCGGGAACAAATTGAAGTTTTATTACTATAAATGCTTTAAATGTGAAGAAACAGAAATTACTAATTGGTTTCTCACAATCATATTTTGGGTGGCAATTTTTGCCATAGGTTTGGTATTTTACTATTACGTTACTCAGGTCGTATTGCCTAACTTAAATCTGTTCAAAATTAAATAGGGCGGAAGTAAAGGAATAATTAAATTGGTATTGTTCTTAGATTAAAAATCTGCGATATTGCTAGTTTTTAATGTAGGAGAATATGAAATGAAGAAGTTAGCTTTAGCATTATTATTATGTGTGAGTCTTGTTCATGCAGAAACTTTTAAAGATATAGTGAAAAAGCATGGCAAAGAGTTAGAGGTTTTGGTCAAAGAAGCAAAAAACTGTAAAAAAATAGCAGATATTTTAGATGCTAATTCTTCAAATAAAGAAGCCGTAAATAAGTTGCTTACTTGTGCAAAGCCGTTGAATAAGGCATGGGAATCATGGGAAAAAGAAGCATGGATGGCGGCTCAAAGCCTAACAGATAAACAAAAGCAAGCATTGTTAAATAATCCAAATAGTAAGGAAACAAAGTTCATCACAAATCTTGCAGAATACGGAGTTAATTATGCTGTTGTTATTACTGTTGCTCAAAAATGGACAGATAAACATAAGTAATATTTATTACTAATTACTTAGTTTTATAAAGCGCCTAGCAAAGGGGACTAATGAAAAAACTACTATTACTTATCTCAGCTTTATCATCATTCACTTATGCTGCTGAAATTGAAGGGGCATTTGGTTATAAATTTGGTGATAAGGTGGATTTGAATACTGGTAAGGTTAAACAAGATAAAGGAAGTATCGCTTATCTTAATTTAGATAAACCGCCTAAAGGGCTTGAGATACTAATGATAGGATTTGCACCAGATACTAACGAAATCATGTCTCTAGTTGGGCTCTCTTCATACACAGAAGATAAATGTGATGAAGTTGCCGAAAGTTATCGCGTTGCAATAGAAAAAAAATACAACGAAAAAATGCAAGCACCTACTGTTTTTACAGATGATACAAAATATATTTTAACTAAAAATAATAAGGAAATTCGGCTTGAATGTAGATATGATTTTTCAAATGATGAATCAATGTTTATCATCTATTACACTGACAATAAACGCGAAAAGGCGTCTAAGCAACGCACTGCTGAACGTGATGCAGAAAAGCTGGATTCTTCCCAACTTTAATAGACTTACAATTATTTTGTAGCCGTTGCAATTGCAGCGGCTTTTTTATATATTAGGCACAAGGTCTGAAAACCTTATTCAATAGCGGTATCCGCACCCGATAGTTATTGCGGTTTTTTTGTGTCTATTCCGTGTTTGCACACAAAGATTTCTCTATGTTGGGAGGGCGGTGAATACAATACCTGTTCGCAGGGAATAAACCCAGCCGACTATTGACGGTTTTTCAGCCTCCTGACGCCCAATTTGGGCTACATCTGAAAATGTAATCAATAGGAGTTCACTATGAACATCATTTCTTCTTTTTTTCAAGGCATATCGGTGTCTTTCCAAAACGATGGTTATCTTAATGCCACTGAAATTGCAAAAAGCTTGAACAAACAAGTAGGCGATTATTTACGCTTAGAACGCACGCAGGAATATCTCTCAGCTTTAGTGGAAAGATTGAGCGAAACGGGAAATCCCATATCGGATAAGAAACAGTTAGTTATCGTCAAAAAAGGCGGTAAATCAACATTACAAGGCACTTGGCTACATCCTAAAGTTGCTGTTGATTTTGCCCGTTGGTTAAGTGCAAAATTCGCCGTTTGGTGCGATGAGCAAATAGAAACGATTTTATACGGTAACCGAGAATATAGCAGTCCAACCACCCCTGACGAAAGAGCAGGACTAAGAGCAGCAGTAACGATGCTTACTACTAAGCGCGGGTTATTGCACAATGAAGCTTATAATCTCGTTCATCAAAGATTTAACGTTGAGCATATTGAAGACATACCAAGAGAGCAGCTATCAGAAGCAGTGGAATATGTTCATAGACTAGCACTCGAGGGAGAGCTTTTACCAAAATCTAATTCATATCAAGATGAAGCCTACAAAGATAAGCAGAGAATAGCTGCTATTTCTTTAATGACAGTTGGCGGTGAAATGCACCACCGACAAAAAGCCTATTTTAGAAAACTCGATGAGTTATTAGTTGATGCTAAAGAAATCATAGACCTTATTCAACAATACAATGGCGCTATTTATGATGGCTTATGTGAAGCACAATTTAAGTTATGTTTCTCTTCTGAAATTATGACAGAAGGCAGACGATTAGGACGAGAACGAGCAAGTTTGAGATAGATTTTAGAACCCCGCAAACGCGGGGTTTTTTATTACCTAAAAAAGGGAAAATTATGGCAACAACAAGTTTAGGGCGTTTAACGCTAGACTTAATTGCTCGTACGGGTAATTTTACCGATGGAATGAGCAGGGCAGAAAGAGCGACAGATGATTGGCGTAAAAAAGTCCAAAGAAATGCCAAACTTGCCGCAGCGGCAATGGCAGGGGTAGGCACAGCGGTTGGCTATTGGATAAAAAATGGCGTTGAGGATGCACTGCAAAAAGCCGATGAAATGAGCAAAATAGCCTCTCGTGTAGGCGTTGCGACAGAATCAATTGCGGGCTTGCAGATGGCGTTTGAAATGGGCGGTTCTAGCACAGAAGAAATGGAAAAATCTCTAATAAAACTAGCCGACCAAGCCGCAAAAGGAAATAAGGCGTTTGAAGCATTAGGGATAAAAGTAAGAGATAGTAGCGGCAATTTAATCAATTCAAGAGAATTATTAGCGCAAGTAGCGGATAAGTTTGCCGCAACATCAGACGGAGCGAGTAAAACCGCATTAGCTGTCCAGCTATTCGGGAAAGCAGGGGCAAGTATTATCCCTATTTTGAATGGCGGTTCTGAAGGTTTGCGCGAAATGGACGAGCAAGCGCGCAAACTAGGATTAACAGTTGATACAGAAACAGGGAAAGCGGTAGAAGAATTTAACGACCGTATGGATATGTTTAAGCGTCAAGCTGAGGGAACAAAGATGCAGTTAATGCAAGGATTATTGCCCTCTTTAAATGCGTTGAGTGATGCTTTTTTAGATACAAAAGACGGTTCAGATACGGCAAAAAATGCTGGAGCAGCACTAGGGGAAGTTCTAGTAAGTTTAGCAAAAATAGCTGCTGAAGTTACAGCTGCCTTTAAAATTTTAGGAATAGAAATTGGTCATGCCATGACAAGAGCAAGTCTATGGTTAGATAAAAACAAAGAGCAAAATGAGATAGTTGCGAAAGGCAAGGCAGATTTTTCGGAACAATGGAAAGCAATAGATGATAACCGAAAGGCAAGAATAAAAGCTGCTAAGGAAGCGGGGAAATACACCGAAGAAATGCGGAAACAAATAAATGCAGAAGCTCGCGCCGCGCGAGAAGCATTAGGCAATATAGATGCATTTAACGCAAAAGCGATAGCAGAAAGCAATAAGCGATATGAAAATGCCGTTAAAGCAGCTATAGAAACAAGAAAGGAAATGCGTTCGGAAACAGAAGAAACGTTTAAAAAAATAACTAATGCGTTACAAGGTGGAAACACCGGTATTGTTAAATCTGAAAAGCCTCAACGTAAACCACCACAAATGCCATCGATTGATGACCCAGCAAGTAAAGGCGGCAAAGGTGGTAAAGGTAGCAAAAAATCAGGCGGTGGGAAATCTAGCGCACAATCAAGCATAGAAAACTTTGCGCGTATGATGCAACAAATGCAAAGCGAGGCAGCAAAACTTACTGAACAGTTTGAGAGCATGAGAGTTAATGACGGTTTAGTGAGTAGCTACACAAAACTCTCTGATTTACAGCGAGATATGATTTTTAATGCTGATAGATATAAAGGAATTAGCGAGCAACAAGCTAATGCGCTTAAACGACAAGCTGCGCAACTTGATACTATCAGCCAAAAACTCGCTATTAGTCATTACGCGCATGATGCTAAAAAGCGTCTTGATGATATGGAGTTTGAAATTAGCTTAACTGGCAAAACGGCAAAAGAAATTGAGCGATTACGTTTTATCAGGGATTTAGAAGCGCAAGCCAAAGAAAAATCTATTGGTATGAGTAGGGAAAACATTGAACTACTTAAAGCGGAAACGGTACAAATCATCGCGCGTTATGATGCGATACAGCAAAAAGCACAAGAGGCGTTGCCAGACTCTAACGATTGGTTAGCAGGGATTAGTGCAGGATTTAGTAACTTTACTAAAGACGCCGAAAGTCTACACGATACCATGCAATCCTTAACGGTTAATGGTATCGAGGGTGTGGGTAACGCGCTAACCAGCCTCGTTACCACAGGTAAAGCTAATTTTAGAGATTTTGCCGTATCGTTATTGGGTGATATTGCAAAGTTAATGGCAAAACTTGCGATGACACAGCTATTGATGAAAACCATTGGTTTTATCGGTGGTGGCGCAGGTGGTGGCGGGGGTATCAATGCTAGCGCTTGGGGAGCAGGCTCATTTAATTTTGGCGGGGGCGGATTGAACTTTGCCTACGCAAACGGCGGGGCTTTTAAAAATGGCGTGCAGTTTTTCGCAAGCGGCGGGGTTTTTGATAGCCCAACCGCTTTTAAAACCGCGCAAGGGCTAGGTGTATTGGGCGAGGCAGGACCTGAGGCGATTATGCCGCTTAGACGGGGGCGCGACGGGAAGCTAGGCATTGCCGCAGCAGGAGCGGTAGGAGGGCAAAACATCACTATCAACCATACCTTAATTGTTAACCAAGCCGACGGCAGCAGTAAAACAGAGAGCGACGCGCCAGCACAATACAAGCAGCTAATGGACAGTCATTTTGACAAACGATTGGCAGAAAATTTACGCCCAGGCGGAGCGCTAGATATCGCCATTAAACAAAAGGCAGGTAAATAATGGATAAATTTAGCTGGAAAGTTGACTTATCAGGCGCAGCTAATGCGATTAGTCGCCCGGTCAATGTGTTAAGTTTTGGTGATGGATACGAGCAGCGGATACCAAAAGGCATCGCTCCCCCGCTAAGAAAGTGGGAATGCTCAAGGACTTGCAAAGCCTCAGAAGCCAAAGCGATTGAGGCTTTTTTATTGTCGCATATCGCCATGCCTTATCTTTGGACGCCTTGCGATGAAGACGAGGGAAAATTTGTGTTAGATAACGGCGAGTTGAGAAAAGAAGCGGTCGGCGGTGGCTATTACCGCCTTAGTTGGACAGCGAGAGAGGTGCGCGCATGAAAGACATTAGAGACGCTCAAGCGTATGTTGCACCTGAGCAAACTGCGCTTATTGCCTTATATGAGATAGACCTAACAAAAGTTGGCGGAGGTATAACTTATTTTTGCCCAGAGGTAAACGAAAAAGGTCAATCTATGAAGTGGAAAGGGCGAGAATATCACCCTTACCCCATCCAAGCACAAGGATTTGAAATCAGCGGCGATGGACCAGCAGGGCGCCCGACTATTGCCATCTCTAATTTATTGGGCTGGGTAACAGGTGCGATAAACGAACATGACGGAATTATCGGTTGCCAAGTCATCCGCAAACGCGTCCTTGCCAAACATTTAGACGCTGATAATTTTATCAACGGCAATGATGATGCTGACCCACTTGCAGAAGTAGTAGATAAGTGGCTGATTAACAGAATGGTCTCGCTTAACAGTAAAGCCGCCACTTTTGAGCTAGCGAGCCCTGCTGAAATGGATAACGCGGTGATACCCGCGCGCCCGATACTAGCTAACGTTCGCCCCACGCTTGCAGAGCTACGCGAGAAATACGGACATACCGCGGTCCTGCCTTACATGGGTTTCCCGTCGGTGAACAAACGTGGCGGATAAAAAAGGAGAACTTATGACCCCAATCGAACATGCTGCCCAATATCCTAACGAGGAAATTTGCGGAATAATGGTCGGTGATAAATATTACCCTGCTAAGAACACAGCCAAAGATAAGAAAAACAATTTCAGAATTGCTAAAAAAGACTGGCGGGCAGATGCGACGGCGATTGTTCACAGTCATCCCGACGGTTATCGCTATCTCTCAACAGCTGACCGCCAGCAACAAGTCTTAACGGGACTGCCGTATCATTTGATTGCTGGCGGGGAATGCTATGTTTATCGCTGTTGCCCATTATTAAGAGGGCGTGAGTTTGTCTATGGAAAAGCTGATTGTTACGCGCTGCTAAGAGATGCTTATATGTTAGCGGGGATAGATTTGCCTGAGCGACAGCGAACAGATATAGAATCAGACAGCAAAGCGGAAAGATTTAAAAATGAGCTGCCAACTGGCAGCTTTTTTGTTGTGAGTGATTTACAGCCAGGAGACATTATGCTCTCAAATGTTGGCGGGCATGCTAATCACGTAGGCGTGTATCTTGGTGATGATCAAGTCTTACATCATCCAGCGGGGCAACTCTCACGTATTGAGCCTGTCGGTAGCGGTTGGATGCGATATGTAGAGAGCATCTGGCGACATCCAGAGATGAGCGCAGAAAAAGTAGAAGCGATTAAAAATGATTTGGAGGCTTACACATGGCAACGATAAAACTCTATGGCTCATTAGCCGCGCAATACGGCGAGCAATTTGATTTAGCGATTGATAGCGCGGCAGAGGGCATTCGAGCGCTGTGTTGTCAATTAAAAGGCTTTCAACAAGCGCTGACCAACGGCGCTTTTTTTATGCGTATTGATGAGCAAGATATTGAGCCAGACAAAGTCGAAACACAGCTACACGCCAGTATCAACAGCGATAGTGTCATTCATCTTGTGCCAGAGTTTGCTGGCGGTGGCAGGTGGGGGCAGATTATTTTAGGTGTAGTGTTAGTCGTTGTTGGTGTGCTAGGCTCTGAATTTGGCTTAACCCCGCTAGTTTCGGCAGGGATTGCAATGATTGCTGGAGGCGTGATGCAACTGCTCATGAAACCGCCATCGTTTCAACAAAGTCAAAGTGATAATGCCAGTCGTTCAACCTCATTTACCAATCTTGACAATATCAGCCCGCAAGGCGCGCATGTGCCTGTCGCTTATGGCTATTTAGAAGTCGGTAGTGTCGTCGTTTCGCAATCAATAGAGAGCTATGACTTAGCAGCAGAAGCGGATAAACCTGTCGGCACAATCAACTACCGCCGCGAATACTTTACGCCAGTCCCGCATAACGGCAAACAGCCAGCGGATACCGACGACATACGCGCGCAGAACTACAAATTAGTGGAGGTGAAATAATGGGTGGTGGTGGAAATAAAGGGGCGAGAAGCCCGCACATTGCTAAAATCTCGTTAGAGTCAGCACAGCGTCTAAAGCTTGTCGATGTAATTTGCGAGGGGGTGAAAGATTTAACGCACCCGATGAGCGGAAAAGACATCTATCTAAATGGTACGCCGTTACAAAATGCGGACGGCAGTTATAACTTTGAAGGCGTTGAAATTCATGTTTTACCCGGCACGGCAGACCAAGAGTACTTACCCGGTTTTGAAACATCCGATACGGTGATCAATGTTGGCGCAGAAGTTAAATACAGTAATCCTATCGTGCGCCAAGTTATTGACCCAAACGTGGACCGCATTCGGGTGACGATAGGTTTCCAGGCGCTTGAGAGTATTAGAGACAACGGCGATACCGAAGAAACTGCAGTAGATATGGAAGTGAGGGCGGTTAATCAAGAAAAAAACATCACTAAAAGCCAAAGCGTGCGGATTGTTGGGCGAACAAACAGCACTTATCATCGCGATGTAATTTTAGAAGATTTACCGCCAACACCGTTTACTTTATCCGTTGTGCGCCACACACCAGATGCCAAAGAAAGCAATTTGCGGAATAAAAGTTTTTGGACGAGTTATGTTGAGAGTATTGATGCTAAACTTAATTATCCACATAGCGTGGTTGTTGGATTAAAAATTGACAGCGCACAATTTGGCGGTAACGTTCCTCGCCGCACTTATCGTAGCCATTGGACGGTGGTTGAAATTCCCGAAAACTACAACCCGCAAACGCGTGAATATAGCGGCATTTGGAATGGACGCTTTAAGCGCGCGTGGACAGATAATCCTGCTTGGATTTACCGCGACTTAGTCGTTAATGACAGATACGGCTTAGGGCGATACCGCAAAGACATACAAGTCGATAAATGGGCGCTGTATGCGATTGCCCAATATTGTGATGAGCTAGTCGATGATGGCAACGGCAAACAAGAGCCGCGTTTTACTTGCAACTGTTATATTACCTCGCCGCGTGATGCGTATGATGTGTTATCTGATTTAGCGAGCTGTTTTAGGGGCATCGCGTTTTACGATGGCTTACAGTTTGTTGCCACGCAAGACCGCGCGAGAGACCCCGTCGCACACTACGGCAATAATAATGTGATTGATGGGCTGTTTGAATATTCAGGCACCAGTTATAAAGACATTATCACGGCGTGTATTGTAAAGTTCTCCGATAAAGATAACAGCTATCTATCTGATAGCGTGCAATATCAAGACGATGCGTCAATAGAGCGCTTTGGCTATAACGTCAAAACACTAACCGCGTTTGGCTGCACCAGCCGTGGGCAAGCACAACGGGTGGCAAGATGGGTAGTTGAAACGGCAATCAGAGAGCGCGAGAGCGTGAGTTTTAGCGTTGGGCGTGAGGGCATTAAACATCTGCCGTATGACATTATCAGAGTTGCCGATAATGATTACGCGGGTGCGCAAATCGCCGCGCGTATCGTTAAAGCAAGCGGCAATCAAATCACGCTAGACCGCGCGATTGATAAGAGCGCTAAAACATTGCGTTATCTCGACGCACAAGGCAGAGAGCAAACGCGGAAAATTAGTGCGGTTAAACAAGCTGTTATTACCGTTGATGCCCCAGCAAATATTCCAAAAAACACGCCCGTTATTATTACTGGCGAGGTGGAAGCAAGATTATTTAGAGCGATTGGCATCAAAGAAAACGACGACGGCAGCTATACGATTAGCGCCGTTAGCCATGACGCGCAAAAAGAAGCAGTAACGGATAAAGGCGCGACGCGGGTACAAGCACCTGTTATTACTAGACATAGCAAACCTCAAGTTTATGCTCCGCAAATTAACACTAGCGGCGATAAGCTGCTGTTAAAGTGGGACGTAATCGGTAATACAGATTTGCGCTATGAGATTAAAATCTATCGCAATAGCGAACTCTATCAGACACATTACACTGATACACCGCTACTGGCTCTTTATGACTTACCGCTTGGTGATTATCGCGCTGAAATCCGCGCCATAGACACTTTTGGCGGAATTAGCGACCCGATTGAACGCGTGTGGCAATTAAGCTATGACATCACTAATTTAAGAGCCATTCCTAAAGTTTTTGCCATCGAACTCAACTGGAGTGTGCCAGAGAATATCATCAATGACGCGTGGATAGAAATTTGGTCGCACACAAGCAACGATATCTCCGCTGCTAGTCGTTTAGCGCGCCTACCCTACCCAGCTAGCCAATACACAATGAGTAATTTGCGCATTGAGGAGAGTTATTATTTTTGGGCGCGGATGGTGGATAAAAAAGGCAATATTGGTAATTGGTCGGGTGAGATAAAAGGGCAGCCGAGCCAAGACCCAGCGCCGATACTTGAGCAAATCAACGGACAAATCACCCAAAGCGTCTTACATCAAGATTTGGTGGACCAGCTGAATAATATAGAAGCTGTCGTAACGCCACCAATGGCAGGTGATGCAATAAACTACGCGGGGGATAACACGGTTTTTGCTGGCGTCTGGTCATTGTCTAGCGCAATTCAGGCAGGCGATTTAGCGCAGGCGGAAAAAACAGACCTCGTCTTATCGCAAGTGAACGACGCCAAAGCAGCAATACAGCAAACGTCAAAAACCGTTGTCGACTTAAAAAAAGGCACTAGTGCGCTCTATACACTCGCTGCTATTGCTACTGATGGCGAGGGCAAGCCAGTGATTGGCGGAATTACCGTTGGAGTGGACGGAAAAACCGCCTCGTCAGAAATCTTACTGCAAGCTGACAAACTCATGCTGTGGAGTGGGGATAAAAAACCCATGTTTGCCATTGTTAATGGTAAAACCGCGATTAACGGCGATTTAATCGCAGACGGCACTATCCTTGGGCAACACATAAAAGCCAATCAAACCCTTAGCGCTCCTAACATATCAGGAGGGCAGCTTGATATTGGAGGTGGCAGGGGACGCTTTAGGGTAGAAAATGACGGTCATGTCTCAATCACCTCATCCGGTCGCAGTGGGCTTACTATCACTAACGAAAGTATCGAAGTTAGAGATGATAACGGCGTGTTACGGGTAAAAATAGGAAAACTCTAATGTTTGGATTTGAAATTTATAGCGAAAACGGAAAGAAATTATTTTCAGCGGGTGAAAATATAGCGTGTTTTGTTGGTTCATCTAAAGACAATGCTATCTCTATTGGCAACGCAGAACCCGCATGGGTGTGGTTTGGCGTAACTGCCTTTGTGTCAGATGCCCAGCCGATTTACGAACACAATATGCCGTCAAACCTGTGTTATCTCAGAGATAAAAGTATCGTCGTTGAAAAAGGCCCGGGCGAAAATGTCGAAATCTTTTGGGGGATTGTATGAGCTATGGGCTAAGTATTAACAACCCTGCCTTACAATACGCTTTTGACGAAGGGTACAGCGCATTAAATTTTCAAGGTGCGGGCATAACGCAGAGATACAGCGGGAATATTACTTATTTAGATTTTAATTGCCCCAGCCGACCAGTGCTGTTTTACCGCAGTGCTGAGGCTAACAATCTTACTGCGCCACATTATGTTGTAGACCGTGGCAATGGTAGCTATCGCGCTTATTGCTTAGGACAAGCTGAGATATTCGTATTTTCAACGCGTGTTGTGCCATCAAATGACAGGTACGGCGTGAAGATATGGGGAAAAAATGGACGGTTAGTCTATCAAAGTAGCGACCAACCGATAAAACCTGTCGCGAGAGTGCTTACCGCGCCAATCGCGCGCGACCAACAGCAAAACTGGTTCGGCGGGGGAGGGAGAAAAATCGCGTATATGCTTCAAGGTAGCGCATTTTTAGCACACTATGACATCGGCGCAAAGCGTCTATTAATCTGGCGCACAGTTGTGCAGTCATTAAAAGGCGGCTTTGGTGTGCGACTGATGAAAATTATTGATAAACACGTAACAGGTCGGGATAAAGAATTCGGCTATCTCAACATTAACGCTAGCGCAACACCTCCGTGGTTAGGCGATAACAGCCCTGTCGGACTATTTGTTATTGATGTACACGACCTTGATTATCAGGGGCGTCAAAATTTTACGTTTTATTGATTTATTGAAGGAGAAATTATGAGTATACAGCAAATTAATCTAGGTACAGCTCCTGCCGGGGCGGATGGTGACACGGTTAGAACAGGGTTTGATAAAACAAATCAAAACATAAACAAACTCAGCGAAGAAAAAGCAAACAAAAGCGGAGATGTTTTCACCGGTGTTATTAGAATAACGGGCAATGTCCCAGGCGGATTTTCGCACGGACTACAAATACAAAACTCAAGTAGTGCTGTAGATTCTGGACGCTACATTGATTTTTTAAATGAGCATGCAAACATCGGAAGTATACACTGCACTAGTAATGAGAACGGTAGTAGTAAAATACACTTTATGACAACGCCCGAAGGTAACATATCTGACGACAGACGGCAATGGAGTGCGACAATCGACGAGAACGGAGCAATTTGGGCGAGAGCGTACGGCGGATTATTAGATAGCTACTTTGCAAAGCAGAAAAATTCAGTTTTTTCAGGAAATGTTACAGTTAATTGTGGGATTGTAGATAGTTGGCATAGGGGGATAGTTTTAACTGGACCGGGTATTCATGCCAGCAGCGATAATTATAGTCGTGCGCCTGCATTAATTTCAAAAACAGATAAGGGAGGCATGGAGGCGTGGTTTTTTGCCGAAGAGTGGATTGGACACGAACACGCGGCATTAATCGCGCTGAATGGCTTTGATGTACCGACAAAAATTTGGAAATTTAATTCCGCGGGCAACGCAACAGCTCCTGGCTCTTGGCTCAATGGTTCTGATATACGACGCAAAGACAACATAACGCCTATTGATAACGCATTAGATAAGATTGCTGTCATTCAACCGATTACTTATACCATGGATGGACAGAAAGGCGCAGGGTATAGCGCGCAAGAAGTCAAAGCGCAATTACCAGAAGTTGTGTTTGATGTCGGCGAAGCGACCGATAAAAATGGCGAAAAAATTACAGACGCGCTTGCTATCAACTACGGCGGCATGAGTGCGCTTAATACGCAAGCTATAAAAGAGCTACTGATTATTGTTGAGCAGCAAGCGGAAAAAATAAAAACGCTTGAAGAAAAAATAAACGCGTTAGACGGCTAAGTCTGTCCAGACGTCAGCGGGTACAACGATATTCTAAATCCTCGCCATGTTCCCATACCCGACCAAGCGCTTATCGCATTTTTAGATGGCGTGCAAGAGTTATCAAAGCAGGGATTTTTAGAGATTTCTGTAATAGAGCGATAGTAGCAAAATTATCTATCAAATAAATGAGCGAAATCGGTCCATTCTGCACGTTTTCCCTCTCGTTTTACTGCGTTATCATAACGTTGTAAGGACGACCAAGAAGAATGTAAAGAGACGCGTTGAATTTGAGGGATAGAATAACCGTCTTCTGCTAGCCGCGTAATTCCCTCATGTCGCAATGAATGAAAACAAAAATTTCCTTTGAATGATTGTATTGCTCGGCTGAAATTTGTACCAATGCTTGCTGCATTCACTGGTAAAAGTAAAGACTCATCACCGCCAGCAATTAGCATACGCTCACGAACTTTTGACTCAAGCAATAGATCAATAATCTGCAAGGCAGAATTAGTAATATGAGCTACTTTATTATTTCCTTTTGCACCGTGCGGCGATTTTACATCGCGAACCAACCACGATTGGGCAGAGCGATTAAAATCCGATAAACGCAATCGTACGAGTTCGCCACGTCTTCGGGTAGAGTATACGGCTAACCAAACGATCAGATGCATCGGGATTAGCGAACGACCATACTTCCATTGATGGGCAAAAAACGCCATCAGATGCTCAAAATCTTCATAAGACGGGAGCACGTCGCGCACACCTGATGCTTCAATCATACGAGTTTTAGACAATCCATTGAGCGCACGGTCAAACTCGGCTAAATCAACATCTATATTCCATGATAAATCAGCCGCCGTTAAAACCATCCTGATTAGCGACAAATCTGCTTTTACTGTAGAGGCTGCAACAGGATGCTCAAATCCATCAATATCACCCGCTCTACGTTGTCTAGCAAACTCAGATATTAATGACCTAGAGAGTGATGAAATAGGTATATCTGCAATTGGCATACGTGCAATTGAGCGCAAGCCAAAATTAACTGAGCGAGCGTAATTCTTGCCGTTTTCCTCTAAAAATCGTTCAATTGCTGCGCCAAGCGATAACGAACTTTTACGCACGCCAAGCATAATCTCTGGGTTTTCCTCGATTTCAAGCAGGCGTTTACGCTCCCAAGCGATTGCAGTAGCTTTGGAAGAAAAGGTCTTACTCTCAGAAAATTTAGGAAAGCCAGAAATGTTTTTGCGAATTTGCACTCGATATCGTATATTTCCTTTCTTATCTTTGCGCGTAACAATACTCATACTTTCCTCCAAGCTTATGGTGCAAATGCACCTAGAAAAATGGTGCAAATATTGTGCAATAAAACTGCAGAAACACGCAATAAAACTGCCTAATATTGACAAATATAGCAGAAAGAAATTAGATAAAAGCAAATAAAAATGAATGAGATAGAAATAAATTCAAATAAATCAATATCGCATAGATTTTGTGTAGCGCCGATGCTGGATTGGACTACGCCAGAATGTCGGCGGTTGCATCGCCTTTTTTCGCCACATGCACGTTTGTATACAGAAATGGTAACGACAGGTGCAATTATTTATGGCGATAAAATGCGTCATTTACGGCATTTTGTTGATGAACCTTGTGCATTGCAATTAGGCGGTGGTAAGCCAGAGGAGTTGGCAAAGGCAACTGCAATGGCACAGGCGTTTGCATATCAGGAGATTAATTTAAATGTCGGTTGTCCTAGCGATCGTGTGCAAAATAATCAAATTGGCGCGTGTTTAATGGCAGATGCGCCATTGGTCGCTAAGTGTTTATCCGCAATGCAGAGAGAAAGTGATGTTCCTGTTACGGTTAAGCATCGTTTAGGGATTGATGAACAAGATGAACGGCAGATTTTTGATTTTGTGGATTGCTTGTTACAAGGCAGTTCTTGTCGGGTTTTTATTGTGCATGCACGAAAGGCATGGTTGCAAGGGTTAAGTCCAAAAGCGAATCGAGATGTTCCGCCACTAAATTATGAATTGGTTTATGAGTTAAAACAGCGTTTTCCGGAGGCGACGATTGTTATTAATGGTGGGATTGAAACAATCGAAGCGTGTGAAAAGCATTTGCATTATGTTGATGGCGTGATGCTTGGGCGTGCCGCTTATAAAAATCCTGCCATTTTATTATCTGCTGAATCACTTTTTAATACTAAATCTTTGACTGAAGAACAGCTTATTCCTGTTTTAACACAGGAGATAAGCCAAGCTTTAGAACGAGGGGAGCGATTAAGCGATTATGTACGTCATTTATTAGGAATGTTTGCTGGTCAAAAAGGGGCAAAGCAGTTCCGACGAATATTAAGCGAAGAAGCGCGTTTACCAGAGGCGGGAATAGAGATTTGGCAAAAAGCGGTTGCTAGAGTTATTTTATAGATTTGAGAATTATTCTTATTTATGACAAATTTATAGCAAAAAAAATGATAATTTTAAAATTAGTCGCTTAGGTTTTTACACTTTCGATATGATTAAAAACACTATATAGTGTGCTTTCTTTTTGTTGCATATACTATATATTGTGTTTAAAGGGATTGCTATGAGTGACTCGGGAACAATTCAGGTAACTAAGCGTGATGGGCGTAAAGAGAAGCTGGATTTAGATAAAATTCATCGTGTAGTTAATTGGGCAGCCGAGGGGTTGCGTAATGTTTCTGTTTCACAGGTGGAGATGCGTTCGCACATCCAGTTTTATGATGGTATTACGACCAAAGCAATTCATGAAACGTTGATTAAATCTGCTGCTGATTTGATTTCTGAAGAAAATCCCGATTATCAGTATTTAGCCGCGCGCTTAGCCATTTTTCATTTGCGTAAAATTGCTTTTGGACAATATGAACCGCCACATTTATATGCACATGTCAAAAAGCTGACCGAAGCTGGTAAGTATGATGCACATATTTTGCAAGATTATACGCCAGATGAGTTTGAAATTTTAAATGTGCATATCGACCATGATAGAGATTTGAAGTTTGCTTATGCGGCAGTAAAGCAAATGGAAGGTAAGTATTTGGTGCAAAATCGCGTAACAAAGGAAGTTTATGAGAGTCCGCAATTTTTGTATATGTTGGTGGGAATGTGTTTGTTTGCGCGCTATCCTAAAGAAACCCGTTTAGATTATGTGAAGCGTTTTTATGATGCAGCTTCTACTTTTTTATTGTCTTTGCCAACACCAATCATGAGTGGGGTGCGTACGCCTTCTCGACAGTTTAGTTCTTGTGTGTTGATTGAATGTGGCGATAGTTTAGATTCTATTAATGCGACTACTTCTGCGATTGTACGCTATGTTTCTCAGCGTGCGGGGATTGGTGTAAATGTTGGAAGAATTCGGGCGGAAGGTTCTGCTATTCGTAATGGTGAAGCAAGACATACGGGTTGTATTCCATTTTACAAACTTTTTCAAACAGCAGTGAAATGTTGCTCTCAAGGTGGCGTACGAGGCGGTGCGGCAACGCTCTTTTATCCGCTTTGGCATTATGAGGCTGAAGCGCTACTGGTATTAAAAAATAATCGTGGCGTAGAAGAAAATCGGGTTCGTCATATGGATTATGGCGTACAAGTAAATCGTTTGTTGTATACGCGCTTATTGAAGAAAGGCAACATTACGCTATTTTCACCGTCAGATGTGCCAGGTCTTTATGAAGCATTTTTCGCCGACCAAACAGAATTTGAGCGCCTTTATGAACAATATGAGCAAGACGATAGTATCCGTAAGCGAGTGGTTCCTGCGGTGGATTTATTTTCTTTGATGTTGCAAGAGCGCGCTGGCACGGGGCGTTTATATATTCAAAATGTTGATCACTGTAATACTCACAGTCCGTTTAATCCAGCATTAGCGCCTGTACGTCAGTCTAATTTATGTATGGAAATTGCACTGCCTACTAAGCCTTTAAATGATTTGCATGATCCCAATGGAGAGATTGCTTTGTGTACGTTATCAGCAATCAATCTTGGTGCTTTTGAACGTTTGGAAGATATTGAGCCAGTAGCCGAGCTGATTGTTAGAGCTTTAGATGCGCTATTAGATTATCAAGATTATCCAGTGGAAGCTGCTCGCCGAGCGACAATGAATCGCCGTACTTTAGGCGTAGGCGTGATTAACTATGCCTATTTTTTAGCAAAGAATGGAGTTCGGTATTCTGATGGTAGTGGGTTAGCGTTAACGCATCGGGCATTTGAAGCCATTCAATATTATTTGCTAAAAGCCAGTAATCAATTAGCGAAAGAGTATGGTGCTTGCCCAGCATTTAATGAAACTACTTATGCACAAGGTTTGCTTCCAATTGATACGTATAAAAAAGAACTAGATTCCATTTGCCAAGAGCCATTGCATTTAGATTGGGAGGCATTGCGTGCACAAATTAAAGCACATGGCTTAAGAAACTCGACGTTAACCGCATTGATGCCTTCTGAAACTAGTTCGCAGATTGCCAATGCTACTAATGGTATTGAGCCACCAAGAGGATATGTCTCAATAAAAGCCTCTAAGGATGGTATTTTGAAACAAGTGGTTCCAGAGTTTGAGCGTTTGAAGCATCAATATGAATTGTTATGGCAATTACCAGAGAATAAGGGCTATTTAGAATTAGTTGGTGTAATGCAAAAATTTGTTGACCAATCTATTTCTGCCAATACTAGTTATGATCCTGCAAGGTTTGCTAATGGAAAAGTTCCTATGCAGCAACTGATTAAAGATTTATTACTGACTTATAAGTTAGGCATTAAAACCTTGTATTATCACAATACGCGTGATGGGGCATCTGATAAACAAACCGACCTTGTTGATGAATGCGCTGGCGGCGCTTGCAAAATTTAAGGAATAGTAAAATGGCGATGAAAAATTATTCAACTTTCGTTCAAAAAAAGAATGATCCTTTAAAAGAACCAATGTTTTTAGGTCAGCCAGTTAACGTGGCACGCTATGACCAACAAAAGTTTGAAATTTTTGAAAAGCTTATTGAAAAACAATTGTCTTTTTTCTGGCGACCAGAAGAGGTGGATGTTTCGCAAGATCGCATTGATTATCAAAACTTGCCAGAGCATGAAAAGCATATTTTTATTAGTAATTTAAAGTATCAAACTTTATTGGATTCTATTCAAGGGCGTAGTCCAAATGTGGCATTATTGCCTTTAGTTTCTATTCCTGAATTAGAAACATGGATTGAAACTTGGGCATTCTCTGAAACCATTCATTCTCGTAGTTATACCCATATTATTCGCAACATCGTCAATGACCCCGGTGTAGTATTTGATGATATTGTAGAAAATGAGTATATTCAAAAGCGGGCAGCAGATATTGCAATTTATTATGATGATGTGATTGAGTATTCTCAGCATTATCTTTTATATGGTGAAGGTACTTATATTTGTAATGGTCGTGAAATTGTTGTGACCAAAAGAGAATTGAAAAAGAAAATTTATTTATGCTTAATGTGCGTAAATGTATTGGAAGCCATTCGCTTTTACGTTTCTTTTGCTTGTTCTTTTGCTTTTGCTGAAAGAGAATTGATGGAAGGCAATGCAAAAATCATCAAACTGATTGCGCGCGATGAGGCTTTGCATTTAACTGGCACACAGCACATGATTAATTTAATGCGTGATGGGCAGGATGATTCTGAAATGGTAAGTATTGCTAAGGAATGCCAAGAAGAATGTCAGCGCATTTTTACTATTGCAGCAGAGCAAGAAAAAGAATGGGCAGCTTATCTCTTTAAAGATGGCTCAATGATTGGACTAAACCGCGATATTTTATGTCAATATGTAGAATATATTACCAACCTTCGGATGAGCGCTGTTGGATTAACACCTGCATTCCCAAATAGTACGCAAAATCCTATTCCTTGGATAAATGCTTGGCTATCTTCAGATAATGTGCAAGTGGCACCTCAAGAAGTTGAAATTAGTTCTTATCTTATTGGTCAAATTGACAGTGAAGTCAATTTAGATGATTTGGATGAGTTTGAACTGTAATTATATATCTTGCCTGAATGTAATAACGCTATTTTTAAATAGTATTATTACTTTTTATTGTTAAATTGAGAATGCCATTATGCCTATTATTGAAATTAATGGAAAAACGCTTTATCCCCGAGAAAGAGAGACCATTTTAGAAACGCTTGAGCGAGAGGGATATTGTGTAGAGTATCAATGTCGGCAAGGATATTGTGGGAGCTGTCGATTAAAATTCTTACAAGGAGAAGTGGCATATCTTTCATCTCCATTGGCTTATGTTCGCGCAGATGAATTATTGAGTTGCTGTGCTATTGTCAGAAAAGATTTAAAAATAGTTTCTGAAATATTTGAATTATCTACTGTAGAAACGGGTATTTACTATCCTAAAAATCAAAAAATGCTTTCTGAAAAATCAGTGTGATATCAAAAAAAGTAAAAAACACTCTTGTCATGAAAAAGAATATCGCTATAATGCGCATCTCTCATAAAGAGATGGATGCTTAGCTCAGTTGGTAGAGCAACGCCCTTACAAGGCGTGGGTCATAGGTTCGAGTCCTATAGCATCCACCACGCGGAGTGGTAGTTCAGTTGGTTAGAATACCTGCCTGTCACGCAGGGGGTCGCGGGTTCGAGCCCCGTCCATTCCGCCATTTTTTATTTCTCTTTAAGTTTCTTTCTGCGGAGTGGTAGTTCAGTTGGTTAGAATACCTGCCTGTCACGCAGGGGGTCGCGGGTTCAAGTCCCGTCCATTCCGCCATTTTTATATTCATATCACTTTATTGCCTAAAAATTCAAATATTGAATACAGACCTTAAATAAGGTTAGATCTTTCAGACGTTTTTGATAAATTTTCACTACTAATAAAAAAAATGATATTTTGATTTTAATATATAGTTAAATCAGTCAAAAGTCATCTCAATCCAAAGCGTATAAAAGAATAAAGTATCAATACAATCCATCCGCCATTCTTTGTGTACTTACTCCAAGCCCACATCTTTTCAATGGGATTTAAGTCTGGACTATAGCTAAACTCCTTTAACTCGCATACATTATTAGATTATTTTCCTTACTAAGTTAATACTTTCGGCTTGTCAATTTGTATGCTAACCAAATCTATTTAGCTATATAGGGCGGTAACCAAAGTATCTCATGCTCATGCTTTTCAATGATTACTTGAATACCACTGCGAGACCTTTGCAAAACCCTAAAAACCCACTAATCTTTCTCTTGAGCCGATACAGAGGAAAAAAACATGACAACCTTCTTCCAACAAAGCACCAAAAGCATCATTGCCAAACACATCGATTGATTTCCTTTACTCAAGCTTCAAGCCGTTATTGACTGGAATCCCATACGCCAAAGCCTGCAACAATTCCGATACCGTCAGGAACATAGCGGACGCCCACCTTATGAACCATTAGCGATGTTTAAAGCTATCTTACCCGGGCAATAGCACAGCCTCTCAGACCTAGAGCTTGAACACAGCCTTGTTACCCGACACTCTAGGCTACAAAAAATACGCCCTGACAGACCAAGACGGCTACATCGAACAGCTGCACTTCAGCAGCGCTAACGAGCATGAAAGCCAACACCTTGAGGCATTACCAGAAAACCTAAACGCAGGTACAACTGTCTATGCCGGCAAAGGCTACAGCAGTCAAGCAAACCGCCAACGCTTACGAGAAAAAGGATTAAAAGACGACATAATGGAAAAAGCCAGCAGAAGCCAATCGCTGAGTCAAGCACAGAAAGCCCGTAACAAACTACTGTCAAAAATGCGCTATGTTATAGAACGAGTCTTTGGGGTATTATATCGTAAGTTTAGCGGCAAATGCGCGAGCTGA